AAGCGCTCCCAAGCTCGTGCAGATAGGCGGCATCGGTAACACAACTTCAGCCAACAGCAAGCAATACATACGGCAGTCGTTTTTGGAACTGGCCCCCATGTACCGCAGCCTGAGCATCAACAGGCGGGTGTCGGCTTTCATGAACACCATCTTCAACGCCCGCCCGTCGTCCGCCATGGGGCAAAGGTGCGGCATGGACAGGCCCGACCGCATAGCCGTGGACCTGCAAGGGAATGTGGTCACTTGCCAGAACGTGCTGGCGGCGTCCATGGCCCCGAACGGCAACTCCCACCGCATCGGCCACGTGTCCGAGCTGGACAAGGTCAAACTGAACACCGGGACGCATTGGTCCAAGAGGCCGGAATGCAAGAACTGTCCCGTCCTCCAGATGTGCCAAGGCGCTTGCATGATGCTGGAAGGTGAATTCTGGGATCATACGTGCAACGCCGCCTATGCCGATAATCTGCCTTTTTTCGTCATGGCAATCAAATTCTTAACCGGATGTATCCCTATCTATATTGAGGGCCCTCAAAGGGACGACCGCCATGAAATTTTTGGCAGTATTGAGGAGTCCATCCAGTTCTTAAAAGATAACAAGGTGGTAAACGATGGCTACAACCCCGACAACTCCAGCGACCTCAACCCGTAAATACGCTTATGCGGGGCCGCCGTTCAATTTTCTTGGACATATGTCCGAGTCTCAGTATAACAAGTTCCAGCCATGGGTTAACGCCCGAGTGTCCAAATTTCCCAGCATACAGCAGTTTTATCAGATTAGGGCGGCCCAGCTCAGGAAGACATCGGGAGCGCTGGAGCAGTTCTATAAGACGCTGAATGATGAAGTTCTAACCCCAACTTTCGTTAAGACGCCATGGCAACCAAGTCCAGCGGGCTGGTTTTCATATTCTTATAGAAATGATCATCTCCCCATGGTAGCTATGTCCAACATCAAGGCTTATATGAAGGAGCAGCTACTCCGTCAGGATGAAGCCGTTTTTCAGATGAACCATATACGCAATGTCATTGAAAAGACTGAAGATAAGGCTCAATATGCGAATGAGGCCACAGCAGGTATCCAGACCCTGTTTACCCAGATTACGAGTTATTTTAATAAGCCGGAATACCAAGCCGTTTTAGTGAAGGACCTGAGCGACCAGTATCCTCCGGGTTCCGGGCAGTCGCGATATCGCGTCAACCAGCTTGACGGGCCGACTCAATGGGAACTTGAACAAAATACTCGCCATAACACTGTAAGCCCGGCTGCCGCTTCAGGGACTAACTCGGGGACTGCGACGACTGCTGCTAACCCGTCGTATTACAGCAGCACAACAGGGTAATATGAGCTACGATTTTAACGTAATTACGGTGGACCCATTGACGCTTTCCCCGATAGGGGCATGCGACCACCAGATTTCGTTCGAACGGTACGTGGTCAACAATGAAGATTTTGTCACGCTTAACTATCTTGGCAACCCGGCCATAAACTTCCGCGCCCCCATCAACGGGGCGAACACAGTCCAGATGTGGATCAGCGGGGAGCCGGTTCAGCAAAACGACCCTACTTACGGTTGGAGTTTGGTTCGCGACACCAATCGGGTTTCGTTTCCCGGGTCGAACGATATCTTTTACAAAGTCGTCTTCAACAGACCTGTGCGCATCGTTAGGCCGCTTATTGAAGTTAGCTACATCACACGGCAGCAATATTGCATGAAGTGTAGTGGGCTAGGAACATTGAACGATCTTAAAATCGCTATGTCAGGAAGTTTCCTGCAAGTGACGCAGACGGTGAAATTGACTCAGAAGGCTTTAAAGTGGATTTTGACCTCGCTGTGCTCATTTTATCCATCATTCACCTGCACATTAAAAAGCTACATCGGCAAGAAACTGGGAGCTCAGCTCACGGAGTCTGATATTCAGACATCGGTAATCAATGCGTTGACCACCATGCAGCAAGTGCAGCAGGCACAAGCCACAGTGCAGACGCTCGACCCAGCGGAAATTTTACAGGACATAGTGAACCTCACGGCAAACGTTGACCCCAATGATCCTACGACGGTTATGGTCTACGCTACTGTGTCATCAGCCAACGGCACGACCGCACCTCTCGGATTCACAGTCAGGATGAACTCATAATGCCAACGCCACAGACAATACTAACCGCTCTTCAATTAACCGCACCAGTGCTTCCGACAGGCACTACGACTCTGTCCATTGATTCATCCATTCTGCCGATCATCGCGTTGTCTGATACTAGTACAACTAGGGTAGAGGTCGGGATATACAATCAAGTGACTGCTATCTCTACGTACACTCTTGTTGGGACACAGAACGAATTTTCCGCCAGTATTCCCATCATTCCGACTGTCGCCGAGACAAGCGTACAGATATTGGGAAGAAACTATGACCCAACAGCAACATGGTCGCCATTGACATCTTATGCGTCCGGGTACCGTTACGCTGATCCTAACGGGCATGTTCAGGTAGTGGTTACTGGGGAAGACAGTGTATCGGGGACATCCGGCTCTATACAACCGGCATGGACTACCACCCTTCCGGTTTCAATTTCCGCAATTTCGATAACCAATAACACACTTACAGTCATGGGTGCTAATACACTTTCCCCGGGTCAAAAAGTTTATTTGAACGGGCTGACTAACGCATCATTTCTGAACGAGGAAGTTGTTACTGTAATAACGGTTACTCCATCCGTATACCCCAACAATTCGCAGTTTACGGCCACGTTCGCTCATGCTGATTATGCATTGAATTCAGATACTGGAACAGCTTATGCTATCACACAGGACGCCAGCGTGACTTGGGCCAATTACGGGGTTATAGCGATTACTCCGACAATCAAGTTCAACCTGTTGTTCTTTCAAAGCAATTTGGCGACAGCTATAGCTCCACCTTCCGGCCTCACTGCTAAAAACGGCCAAAATTCATGTACGCTTCAATGGGTGACCCCTGATTATCCGGGATTCATCGGCGTTAGAGTGCAAGTTTCAACGGATTCAGCGGGCATCAATCCTCCGTATACCCAATACGGGGACCTTGTGACTACGATCTCCAGCACATCGTCGGCAGTTATAGACTCAACCAGCACTACGCAGGTCAATATTCCCACGACGTTGATCACCAATATCGAAATCCTGAATAACCAACTAACGATCACCTCGGCGAACAATTTTGTTCCGGGCACCACGGTTTCGTTGTCCGGAATCAGCAACGCCGACTTTCTCAATGGCGAAATAATCACGCTGACGACTGCTACGTCCACTCAGTTCACGGCCGCGTTTGCTCATGCGGATTATGCGTCTGCGCCGGACTCGGGCACGGCGACGAGCATTATCTCAACCAATACTACAACCGCCGTCCAGACGGTCATAGCGACCAACTACAGCACCGTGAATATCCCGGCTGTGTATATCAACTCACCTGAATTTTACGCCATGTTTTCGACGGTGATACAGGACCCGACCACGAGCATCGTCTACGAATCGGTGGAGAATGGGCCACTTAATTGCGGATTTGTTAACTTGCAGCTTGTCAGTCCTGTGGATTTCCCGGTTCTTCAACGCAAGGAAGATATTGCCGGGCGGCTTATCATGCAGATTACCCGCCAGCGGCCTAATCTTGATCTTTCTCCTCGCTCCGAAATCAGGGACCTTTTCATAGACCCGTTTTCCATCGAAGTATCTAACATGTCCGTGCGGGAATGGTTCGCCCGTGTATCTACATCTATATCAGCGATATCTCAGGTGGATGATTCCACGGGCAGTGGAGTGTCCACTCCGTTTCAGGCATCGACATACAAACAACAGATCGCCCGCGCTTATGGACTAAGCCCCACAGACGTACAGAATCTCATCGACGAGCAGTTCAACATTCTCGGCGAACAAGCTGGATTGACCCGTCTGACGGCCACTCCGTCCACCGTCGTTCTGACGTTCTATACGTACCAACAGCCACAAACTTCCATCACGGTGCCGCAGGGGGCTGTCGTGGCCACCGCGTCCGATTCTAACACCGCTTCTGTTCAGTTCACCACGACGGGACAGGGTGTCATCAACCTCGCCAACCTGTCGTCTTTCTACGACCCACAATACGGGTGGTGGTCGATAGCCGTGCCCGCACAAGCCAACTCTGACGGATCGGTAACTAATGTTGGGGCGGGAACTATTCGTCAAATCAGCAGCGGCGTCCCATCGGGGTTGAATGTGACTAACCTGATTGGAGCGGCCTATGGGACGGATGACGAGTCCAATTCTTCGTTCGCTGCCAGAATACAGGCCCGGAATGTAACGGGTGTGGACACAGGAACTCGTCACGGATATCTCGGAACGGCCTTGGCTACCCCCGGCATTATCGGGGCGCAAGTAGTAGCCGCCGGAGACCTTGAGATGCTCAGGGATTGGGACCCGATACGCCAGAAGCACTGCTTCGGGACGGTTGACATATACACTCGGGGAACGACGTTGTCCGAGGAAGATACCATAGTGTTTTTCCAGTATGCTAGCACGGGAACATATGGCAGCACGATTACGTATCTACCGTTGACGTTCTCTAACGGGAACACATTTAATATTACTAACTTTTCGGGTCTGACTTATCCGTTGTACTCCGCCGTAGAACTTCCTGTGACGCGTGGAAGCAGCACATTCTATCTCAGTACAAGTCGTGCGCAAATCAATGCCGCTAACGGCACCCTTGTGATCAACCCCAACGACATGGCTTACCAATATGTTGGGTCACCGATTACCAAAGCTAAAGTACCGCTGGTCCTTAATGGCACCCCAGCCACCAATGCGGCTGCGCTGCAATCGTTGACAGGCTCCACATCCGGAACTTACGCGTACGCCTTGTATGCTCGCTACAAATCTCCGTATATCTTAACGCCGTCGTTGCAGCCCGTGCTGGATATCTTCTCCGTTACGGGGCAGGCCGACGAGACGGGCACGGTTAACGACAATGCCATCACGTTGATTCATACGTCCGACTTCCTGTTGGAGGGCGGTTCCAACGACGCAGGGGACGAGGCTCAAGTTTCCATCATCAGTCAAGCCACGCAGGCGACAATTACGGCTCAAGCCCCCGGAACGCCTGTACAGATAGCGACAGCCATGGATGTCCCGCTGGACCCCAACGGCGTGCCCATCGATGTTCTTTCAGTACGCAGCACTGATTTGTCTACGTTATATATTGCTAAAAAAGACTATTTAATCGTCCCGATGAGCCCTTATCATACGTACGGCTTGCAACCACTGTCGTCTACGGTATCGGTGACGGAAATCACCATATCTGGCAGCGTTGTGACGGCCACGGCCAATAACGAGTTCGGCGTGGGCGCTCAGGTCACGATGAACAATTTTGTCGGATCGCTGGGGGTTGTGCTCAACGGGCAAGTGTTGACCATAGCATCGGCTTCGTCCACGCAGTTTACGGCTATACTTTCCACTGGCGATCAGGCGGCCACAGCAACGAACGGCACAGCAACCGGCAGCGCCATTCAAAACGGACAGCAAGTCGTTGTGGCATTTAATCAATTCCTGCTCTATGAGCGTTTGAGCTATGTCTCGGGTGAAGCGCAGGTGCTCAACGGGACCGTTCCCACGACGCTGGATAACTACGGGTTTGTCCAGAACACATGGATACCCGAAAGCTATGGCAACACAACGCTGACGCTGGACGGATGGGACGGACTATATGGATCAGATGGCGGTCTGGACGTGGCGGGTTCTACGGGGCTGGTGGGAGCGCTGGTTCCCCACGACATGCGCTACATCAAGGTGACCTATAACAACGGAGTGGCTGATATAGTCAAGAAAGAAAACATTGACTTTACGTTGACCGTTGATCCCGTGTCGGGTGCGGCCACCGTGGCTCGTATATTGACGGGGACTATTCCTAACGGCGGTACAGTAAGTATTTCCTATTTCTACCTTGAGCCGTTCACGTTCGCCACACAATATCCGGCGTTTGTGGAGGTGCTGGCCAACGAGTTGCTCACAACCAAGCACGCAGCCGCCGACGTAATCGTCAAGGCGATGGTCGCCAATCCCATAGATATCACGCTGGCCGTCACTCTTAACGCTAATACCTCCCCTGAATCCGTGGATTCAACGATCCGCACAGTCATCGACATCGTGCTGGACAACGCTGTCGGGACGCTGTACCAGTCGGAACTCATCTCTCAGGTGCAGGCGATAACGGGTGTCCAGAGCGTGCAGGTGCCGCTGATCAAATGCGCCAAGAGCGACGGCAGCTACGATATCGGCGTCGTCATCCCAACCGGCACAGTATGGACTAAATTGGTTAATGACCCGGCCTTCACGAGTACTGTAGGAACGGCAACCACTCAGTACCAGTATAGCTGGATCACTTCGCTGCCGATCCTTCCCGACAGCACGCTGCCGTCAGGCGGACAGACGAATGCCGTGGTGGATTTTCTCTATGGGAATCAGGTGTTCCGCCGCGCCTCGTCGGTGCAAGATTTCCTCTCTAACAGCCCGTCGCCGCCACATTTAGCAGCCAACGGGACGCCGGGATCGTTCTATATCATTGGCACAAACGATCCGTACACAACCACGGTAAATTCCTATTTCACATCCAGCGGAGTGGCTCCGTCCACCTACTGGCAGAAGATCATGTTGGCCGTCCCGCAAGACGTGCCTAACCCGGGAAATTTGTCGTATCTGGTGACATATCAAGTATTTGGTGAGGGGGGAGCCAAGGATGTAACGGTTTCGTCCACCGAGTATCTTTCTCCGGGGCGCATCACTATCAATTATCTCGTAGGAAATTAGAAATGTCCAATAATGTCCCACCCGATGAATTGTATTTCCCGTCACGGGAAGACCTCCTTTTGTACGAGGACTCCAGCCTCAACGCTATGATCCAAGCGATGGCCAACTATTACACCACGCGCAACGACCAGAGCACTTGGGGGAATTTTCTTCGGGCGTTGGCCATTGAAATGGGTCGTCT